CAAAACCTAACTCAATACTTCTTATCACAAAGTGGTCAAGAGGCTGAGACAATGAATACCTCTGGACAACTACGTACATTTGCAGCGCAATCAAGAACTATGGTACCAAACCCCGAAGCATTTGGTGATGCTGCAGCAGGTATTCCATATTGGATTAGAGATTTATTGCCTATGGGAGTTATTGCCGGTGCAGTTAGACCACAAAGACCACCTAGAGTGACACAAGATAACCCACTTGTTCCTGGTCTTGGCAATGTTATAATGGTGTGATTGTATGACATCCCACGAAATTCTTAAAGAAATCCTTAAAATTTTAAAGAGGCTAGATAAGAAATGGAAAGACTCGCAGAAATAGACCTAAGTCAAAATAATCGAATTGCCTGGTGTGAAAGATTATTGATGCTTATTGTAGTTCTGCAATTTCCTCAACTCGCAACTTTAGTAATGTAAACATTTCATAGTCAATTAAATTTCTAGCATGTAACATTCCAAGTAGTTGTACGTTAGAAATAGAATCATAGTCAAACTCCTGGCTAAGTTTTTCTTTTATCGCATGACATACCCACTTTGAACGGGATTGTTGATAACTTATCTCCTGGTCAAGCCGTGTCTTCAAACTAGTCGGCACAGCAATAGATAATGCGACGCTTGGGTCTGTGGAACGAGGGCGACTCATTCTTCCTCATCCCTAAGTTCTAATGCTCGATGGCGGTAATAATCAATCTTATGTCCTAATTCAGCAATAGCATCAATTTGTTTTAATGCATCTTCTCGAACATCTTTACGGTCATCGTCCTTCCACATATTCCAATAGCCGACCAATTCATCAAGAGCATAATCAATTTGGCGTAGTTCTTCGTAAGTAAAACCATAACTAGCAACAAAATTACCGTTTTCTTCTGTAAATGGGGCTTGCATTATTGATTTAACCATATCATCGCCCCCTGCACGTAGCACATTCTAGCGTGACCCAATAGATACCAGAACAAGATTTCTTGTAATGTCCTGGTCTATTGTATTCTAAACATCTTTGTAGGCCCAAACAGGTGTTACATTGTGTACACATAGCAGTCCTAGATGGCGCTACTACTTATATTGATTCGTTATGAATACAAAATAACTTTAATTTTGTAGAGCAGTGTTGTGTTCTACGAACAAAAACCGGCTCATAAGACGCAGAAGTATAGCGACGATGCGCAGAATAATATAATAAACCTCTTCCTATCATGATAGGGTATGGCTAAAAGAAGCGATGACATAGTATTAAGAGACAGATTACAATTTACATTAAACGGTACAGGAAATCTTCCTGTAGTTTATGGCCGATTGGACCTGTCCGATTATGTGTCAGTGGTACAAGAGCAAGGATTGAATGTAAAAGAAATCACCTATCAACTAAGAAAGGTCGGCCCTAGTGGAAACACCTGTGTCTTTGACCCCGTATTGTGTGCAGCCACAACTTCCTTCGCATCTATTCAAGTCTTTGCAACAACAACCGCATACGAAGATGCTAATGATGTTGGTATTGGTTCCCCTAATGTTCTGAACAACTATACATTGACAACCACAAGAGAAGGTGAACTAACTGATGGTGCGCTTTGGGAGAATCAAGAGAGATTTCGTGGTGTATATGACCTTCATCCTGATGGTTATACCCTAGTAACTGACCTATTAATCGGAGTCGCTACAGATAATTGTACTAAATACAATAGTCAAACCATTGAGATAGACATTATGATGATTGCAGAATCCCGTAAAATCACTAAGGTAGAACTTCAAGACATGCTGACACAAGCACAAGACCTTTGATTGGGGGTCTTTAGTTGCCAGCCAGTAAAGTCGCAAAGTCAGTATTAAAGTCACCACAAGGAAAGAAGTTTCTTGCTGGCGTAGGTGCATCAATAGTTGATGAAGTATTAGATAATCCAGTTGTAAGTGCCGCAGAAGGTGCAGTTCTAGGTTTTGCAGTAGGTGGCCCTATTGGGGCAGCCGGTGGCGGCATAGCAGGTTGGTATCTTGCTGATGCTACCACTGTTGTTCCAGTTGATATGATTGCCATTCCAGCATACCAAGCCTATATGCTACAAGGTTCCCCCGCCTTTCAAATATTCATTAGAGCTGGTGAGACCATTGTAGCCACTGGTGGTAACGTACAAGATGTTCAAGAAGTTGTCCAGGAGACTATGCCAGGTAAGAAAAAGGTAAAGATGTCTAAGTGGAACAGATATGTCAAGAACAAAAAGAATCACATTCGATTTAAGTCCGGTAAGAACAAAGGCAAGTTAGATTTGAAGAAAATGGCTAAAGCGGGTGGCTTTGGTAAGAAAGGAGGTCGTAAGTAATGCCAATTATTGAAGTTAGAGAAAATTTACAAAATGATTTAATTTTTGAGAATAATCAAGACCTGGTTAAAGTAGTAACTCAAAAAATTAATTTAAAATCCGGCATGCAAAGAAACATGTTACAAATGGATTACTTTTGGGATTCTTTACCACAACAAATAGGCATATCTGAACCATTGAATTTTGATGGAGTTATTGAATTAATTGTTACACCTACTCCTTTGATATTAACAAGTATGTCGGTTGATGGATTACCTGCGGCTGGACCTAATGCAGCAAATGATAACGTATTGTTCAAGATGGTATATGATGGCGTTCCAAGACCTAAAGCAGTGCAAGAGAGTCAATACAGAGAAAGACAATTCCCCCAATCATTTCTTGCGACACAAACCAATTTCCCGTTCTTCCATCCACATGTGTATGTTAACCTGGTGTTTCATTTACAAGAGCAATTAACTTATCCTTACGTCTCTAGGTCTAGATGTAGTTTTTACATGACATTTGCAGAGAAAAAGATTTCCGCTTTGAAATATGGTATAGGATTGATTAGAGAGTTTTCAGTTTCTCAAATCGAAAGAGTAAACGCGGGTGGAAGGTTATTGAATAATCCACTAAACCTTGCAGGTCAATACTCTCCACTGTATACTTGGGGCGGCGCTAGACCAGAGATAATGATTAGTGGCCAAAACCTAACTCAATACTTCTTATCACAAAGTGGTCAAGAGGCTGAGACAATGAATACCTCTGGACAACTACGTACATTTGCAGCGCAATCAAGAACTATGGTACCAAACCCCGAAGCATTTGGTG